TGCATATTCATATACAAAGTATTTTATTCGAATTAAGTTTTCCAGTTTTTACCACAGTCAAGACACGTGACAAATATAGTTGCCGGTTCATCTGCGCTTCTTGTCTGTAGTTCATAATACGTACATTTCTTCGACTTACACTTTTTACACGTAAACATATCAGTAGATGCCTTGATATTATTTGTAAACTTCGCCGCATCGCGTTTTGCTTTCATATCTAATTGTTCTTTCCAGTGCGTCGGGTTCATTTCTTGATGTGTCATAAACGCAAGTGTTTGTGGTTGAATTTCATCATTTTTTATTTGTTGTACGATATTAGGATTTTTTAGATTGATATAGATTGTTCTTAGATGGTCTAAATAAACTTGAACGAAAGATGTGTTATCCCATTTTTTGATTAATTTTTTATTATTGGCTTCTTTAATCGCATAATTAAATACACCTTTTTCTAGGTTTACCGATTTATTTTCATCTTCTATAATTTCATTAATTTTATTACGTATATTAATACGGAATACATCAGGTTTACTAATCGTTTTCATTATGTAATAAGAGTTAATACACTCTATATTATAATCCGGTCTTATTCAATTTTTCAAGTAACTAAAAATTGAAGTTAGAAATATAAATGTAATAGAAATATATACTCAATGACAAATCCTATTATATATAACAAAACAATAGATGATATTGAAACTATTATTACTCGGTCTTTATCCGTTAATCAAGAAAATAAAGTATCCGCGGGTGAGGTGTTTACTCCACTATGGTTAGTCAGTGAAATGTTAGATAGTTTACCCAAACGACTTTGGAATAATCCTTCATTAAAATGGTTAGACCCGGGAAGTGGCATAGGTAATTTTTCGATGGTAGTATTTCATAAATTAGATAATGGTTTGAAATCTTGGGAAAAGAATGATGCCAAAAGACGAAAACATATTATTCAAAATATGATGTATATGATTGAATTGTCAAGTGTAAATGTAAAAATCGCAAAAAATATTTTCGGCAAAGAAGCAAATATAATAGAAAATGACTATTTAGATGATATACAAAAGTGGCAGTCCAAATTTGGTGTAGACAAGTTTGATATTATATTAGGAAACCCTCCATACAATAAGAATGGTATGCGTGGTAAGGGAAGGAGTAATCCGGGTCTCACTAATATATGGAATAAGTTTGTCGAATTATCCATATCTATTATGAAACCAAACGGATTTTGTTTATTCTTTACACCGAATAGTTGGACTGAATTAAAATCGTCGGTTTCAAAAAAGATTATTGAAAAACAGTTGGTTCTTTTAAAGAACTTTGATGTTCCAACCGCATATAAAATATTTGATAAAAAGGCTGGTTCGCTACCATTATGTTATTATTTGATAGAAAACAAAAAACCATATCAAGAAACTATGATATACGATGATCTAACCAGTCAGTTCATATCATTTGACGTTTATAAATATCATTTTATACCTAATAAAAATATACAACTTGTAAAACGTGTATTACAAAAATCAACAAAAAATTTAAAAACCTTCTTTAAATTTACACCTCCCAAAGTAAAGAAAGATACAGAAATGTATTTTGACACTTATTCCAAATCACATCCGTATCCTTTACTCAATTATGTTCATAAAAAAATATATGTATCATTTTCAACCGAACCTTCCAAATTACAAGATGGACGACCAAAATTAATATTACCGAATTATTCAATGGGATATCCTATATTAGATGAAAAGGGAATACTTGATGTAGGTGGCAGAACTTCATATGTTATTTATGTAGATGACAATAAAATCGATAATTTACGAAAAATACAGTCATTCTTCTTGACAGACTTGGCGCTCACATTGATAAATTCATTAAAAACAGCGCAAAAATTTCTAAGCACGAGAACATTTACATTATTTCCGGATGTAACTGATTGGGAACTATCTAACATTAATGATAAATATCTGGAAAAGTATTTCAAATTAAATGATAGTGATAAACAATTAATACAAGAACAATTATTACACGGAGAAGGTAATTTGACAGATGGGCGTAGAAAAGAAATATTACAGTTTGATTTGACAAACTACATCTCGTCTACAAATATAAGCGAAATTGTCAAGTTCGTTTCGCAAAAGTAAATATTATTCATAACTTGTTTCTACACAAAATATGAATTCAAACAATTATAGATATTCCTCTTCGCTTAGTTCGTCAATGCTAATATAATCGTCCGCATATTTCGCGGGTGTTTGACTTTTAACCTGTCTTGCGGGTTGCTTTCTTTTTTTTGTTGTTACTACGGAAATATCAATAGAACTATTATCATCGTCATCATCTTCGTTAAAACTTTTTTCTTCGGTATCATCGTCAACATCGTCTATTTCATCATCGTCTACGACAAATTCATCCTTTACATATCCACTTTTAGTACGTTCTACATTCGGGTCAATCTCATCTGCGGATTCAACATCACTGTCCTCGTTGCCAATATCTTCAAACCCGCCGTGCAATTTTTCGTATATTTTGTTCCACTCTGAACTGTTCAACCCGACTGGTTCATCGTTTTCGATTTTAACAACTAGACATTTTCCAAAAAATAGTGTATTATCAATCGGTGGTGGGAAATCGTATTTATTCTCACTGTTAGCACGACCACTTGTTCTTCCATACACTTTTACTTTCACCGTATCTGTAATTTTCCAGATCACGTGTGATTTAAACCCGGTATCTGTCTTAAATCCAGCCTTTTTATATAAAGAATCTTCGTCAAACACTTTGACTTTGGTTTCTTTGATATCTCCATTTTGTTCAATAATCAGTATAGAAGTCATGATATATACATTATATTGATGAGTTTTCTATATTATTTGTGTAATATACATTTGTTATTCGTGTTCAAATTACATAAAAAAGAATGTATATAACCTATATACATACCCATCATATATGATACAATTTGTTATAAAAATCATATTTTGTTTTATTATCATATATTCTTGTCACAATATGTGGGATTTATTAAAAATGAATTATAGCAAGAAAGTTACCAAAAATTTAGTGAATACACAGATAAGTAAATACAAACAAATTGTTACTGATATTTCTGAAAATAATATACACATCTCGAATGAAACGAACTCCGATGATGAGGATTCTATAAATTTTCATAATATGAATGCAGAACTTATGTCACATATGAACGACCAAGCAGAAAATATATTTGCAAAATAAGAATTGAAACAGGTATAAAGATAAATAGATATAATATCTTATAGAATGGAAATACCCCCTGTAGATTTGGATGTTATTACATCTCGTATTCCAGAATTTGAACTTTCATATGAAACAGTGTCACATATGAAAGTTGTTGAGAATTATGATATGGTATTAGCATTGCCAACCGGACGAAAAGGGTATTTATGGTTTACAACTGATAATAATTATAAAAATGTATGTTACTTATTTGAAACAAACCGCGATAAACAAATAGTAAAAGGCGTAATTACACCATTCGTGATTAGTGATTGTAACGTATCATTAGGAACCCTTATTTATGGAACCATTATTATTTGTCAAGAAACTGATGATGTATCATTCGTATTCGAAGATATGTTGTCATATCACGGACAAACAGCTCATTTTATGAATAATATTACAAAGTTTCATTACACGACTAAGTTACTTCATACTTTCCAATATCATACCGACAATTATCACGTGTTTATGCCGATTACTTGGACGACTACACATGAAGATGAATTCACATTTATACTTCCCGATAATATTTCAAATAAAATTACATATAACGTTCATCATTTACAATATCGTTCTTCCATCACACAACTTCCATATGTGAATGTATTTACCCATCGAAAAATAAATCCGGTCATATTACCCGCACAACCCAACAAATCTACCATGTTTCAATTTGATACGGTCCCATTAAAAATGAATTTCAAAAAACCACAATATAAATACAAAACTATCTTTCAGGTTGTAGCCGATATTCAATATGATGTTTATCACTTATTTGCGTATGGTAAGAACAATTCTCGGGTATATTATAATCTTGCTTATGTTCCAACATATAATTCAAGTGTATCATTAAATAATATTTTCCGAAAAATACGTGAAAATGAAAGTTTGGATTATATAGAAGAAAGTGATGATGAGGAAGATTTTGAAAATATGAACGAAGATAAATACGTTGACTTGAATAAGGTTGTTTCGATGGAATGTACGTTTCATTACAAGTTTAAGAAATGGGTTCCTGAGAGAATTGTTTATGATAATACAAAAATCGTTCATATTTCTCAATTATGAACCGAACCGGCTAATGCGCTTCTTCTATAACGCCTCTCTATTTTAATCAATTGTTTCCAGTTGTCTTCTGTTATTGGTCCAGTTGTAATTATAGGAACGATTAGTGTATTTTTAGCACATTCATATCTCGTTTGTAATTTAGATGCGTTTGTTTCAAATACTTTCTCTTGTTTGTTGGATCTAATCATAAAATAATATATACATACAGTATATATTATGTCAATCGCTCCTAATAATTTTGAAGGTGGTAGTACATTGATGACCCCATACACACGTGAGTTAGGTGGCGGTGCTAACATTGCCGATATGCAAGGTGGTGCTAAAAATAAAAGACGTTCCCGCAAATCTACAAAAAAAATGAGAAAATCATATAAACAAAAAGGACGCAAGAATGGATACAAAGCTACTAAAAATAAAACAAAGAAGAACAAAACAATGAAGAATTATGTTAAGAAAACGAAAAATGTTCTCACCGATATCTTCAAACAAATGAAAAAAACCGTTCACGTGAAGTAAGTGATTACAAATTATCAAACGCAGTAGTATTTATCATACATTGACCTTGTTGTAAACCCTTGATAGGTTTTACAACTGGATTCTCATCGTCATCATCGTCGACTTCCATATTCACATCATTTTTTGTTTCGTTATTCGTTTTTGGTTCAAATACCCATTTCCAAGATTTATCGGCATTCCAATCCATTACCATACCATTATACGCATTGTTGTCGATTTGTCGAATGCGATAGTTACATTTCTTATAAAAACGTCTTCTCTTAACCCATTGTTTCTGGAATAAATCGTGACTGTCTGTAATATCTACTACCACTGGATTCGAGTGTTTCTCACGCAAAATTCGTCCAACAGATTGGGTTATATCTGTTTTTGGTGTAACCATCACAAGGGTTGATAATGTCTTTATATCAAGAGCTTCAGACGCCATTGCGTAAGTTGCTAATACGATTTGTTTTGTTTCAGTTTCTTGTAAATCTTTCTGTTTCATTCCACCTACATAATAACCGATTGTTCCTATATTGCGGTGGGTTATTCCCTCGTATAAATACTTTAACAGCGACCGATTGTGTCCTAATATCATTATTTGTTTTGTTACATCTTCTTTTAATAAATCATCTATCACCTGTATTATGAAATCACTGCGAGGTCCATACGCACATAGTTTTGTTATCATTGTGCTATATTTAGGATTTCCACGAAAATCATATTCGACTTGATTAAATTCACTATCGTTGCTTACATAATTTATCGAACGAACACTTACTAAGGAGTCATCTTTTCGATTCGCAGTATATATCTTATTGCCAATAAACATATACAATACCTTTGTCAACTTATCTTTTCGGTCAACGGTCGCAGATATACCTAACATATATGGTGTTGTTATTTTACATAACGTTTTTGAAAATTGTTCGCTACCTATTCGGTGCACTTCGTCGATAATCGTCAATCCAAAACTGGAAAACGCATTTGCACCGAAATCTTTGTCATACAACGACTGTAACATACCTATTACTATGTCTTTTTCTTCTATATCAAATGTTTTTCCTTGTATTTTTCCAATACGTGCTCCGGGCAAGAATTCTTCTATGCGTTCTATCCATTGATTCATTAAGAATTCTTTATGAACTATAATCAATGTCTTTTTTTTTAAAAGCGAGATGAGATTTAACCCCATAACCGTCTTGCCAGATCCACAATAAACCTCCAGTATCCCCCCACCGCCGTTGATTTTATTACCAACGCAAATAGGAGTATCGACATGGTCTGTATAAACCTTGACTATTTTTTCTTGGTAGTCACGAAGTTGTCTCGGAAAGACTACATCTATATCATCTCCTTCACCAATTTCATTCTTGTCAGGTAATCCATAGCGGTCTATACCATAGAAGCGTGGTAAATAAAACTTCTTTGTGCTTTCACGATATACATAAAACGAATTTGCTTCGTCGTTACCAATGCCGCCAAATACATGCGGTTTTACATACAATTCATTTTTCAAATATACAGTATCTTCCTCTGATAAAATGGATTTAGGTATAGTATACCCTTTTTGCCCGAGATAGGACGCCTCGCGAACCGTATTTTTATATTCAGTCGTTAATACCAAATTGCCTTTTTTTTCATTTTTCTTTACGTTCACAAAATGTCGCTTCATATTTCGTTATTACTTTCTACTTTACTTATCAATTTAGGAGGAATTCAATTTTGTATCTTTGCCAACAACTAAAAATATAGTATTATTCTATATTACTTTACAATGAAACTTTTAAATATGTTTAATTCATTATCTAATTTAGAAACTGCACTACTCGTTGTTTTTGTTTTCTATCTGACGATGCCCATCGATACCCCCGCGTTTTTAGCAAATTCTGTTGACTCTTCTATGGGTATGCTTGTTATGTTCACATTAACTGTATATCTGTTTTTTTATACTAACCCCCTTATTGCGGTTTTGTATGTATTTGTTGCGTATGAACTGTTACGTCGCAGTAGCGAAGAAACTGGGCGCGTGTCTATGGTGAAATTCACACCGACCCAAGCGAAAAAGGATTCTAAAATGGCTTCTATGAACCCTACCAAGAGCTCTTCATTAGAGGAAGATATGGTGAATAAAATGGCACCCATCGGACACAGTGATGTAAGTGTTTATACCAATTCTACATTCAAACCTGTCTCAGAAGATGTCGGAACCGCATCTCAGTATTAAATTGTTGTGTATTTTAGTTTGAATTACACAACAATAAATAATGTTTACTATTACTTTGCAATTTCAGTACGTAAATTGTTTATTACAAAAGAATGAAAAATTAAACGTATAATCGTGAAACAACTGAATGTCAATAAAACAACGACGGATGGTTGTAACTCCACGCCTGGAAGTAAACCCAGCAAGGACCCTAATATAAGAGGCAACGCCCAGAATAATCCGTTAATCCATTTTCTATTGCCGAATATAATATACATTAATGTGTCCTTCCACGAATGTGTCTTATCATTCCGATCCGTCCAATCATATGAGGCATCATAATCGATTTCTGGTGCGGCTGCTGTTTCTCCTTCTGCAGGTTTGGGCAGGTTTGTTGTCATAAAACCTTTATCATTTGTCTTCATATAAATAAGTGAAAACGAAAATATAAATACTATAATATAAAATACACCTACTGTTAAACCAGTTTTATCTGAAATAGCAGTCATAAATATAGCAAACATCACGAGAAGATTAAAAAAAATCAACCATTGATTCCACTCGTGTAAATAAACACCTTTTTTTTTGGAGTCACCCCCATCGTCAAACATATTATTTACACCATTTAATACTACTGGTTCTGGTTGGTTTAGTGTTTTCGCATAAGACGCATAATTAATAAAATCAATCACACAGTATTTATACAATGGTGGTATAACAAATGACAGTATTGTCATCGTAAACGCAAAAAAATAAAACAACGTTGTCGACTGTAATGTAGAATAATCAGCGATATCGCTTTTCGAAAAACCATACAATAAATCGTTTGCCTCGTCATCCACATCTACCGGCGTGCATTCTACTTCTATCTTATCTGGTGCGTTTACTACTGGTATCTCCTCAACGGTCGTATTTGTATCAACGGGGTCTATGTAGAAAGCATCCTTTTTTGTCACTTTTTTCAAATCGGTAAGTTTGGTTTTAATTTTTATATCAACACCGTCAAATGCAAACAATGATTTAGTAACAGGTGTATCTTTATATACGTTACACGTTCCCGACACCACCGGACGTTCTATAATTTCATTTAAATCAAGTTCCATTGTTGATGTTAATTTGAATAACGTATCGATTTGGTCTGTTCCATTAGCTGAGTCAACCGTTAATTTAAAAGCAGTATAGTATTTTTCACTGGTACTGGTATGTTCTATAATTAATACTTGGTCCCCCATATTAGTAAAACCAGGTATAGTGACGGTATCAATCTCGCGCAAATATATTTTTGTTGCTGGTTCAATGGTTGAATTATTATCAACTGTATAAACGAATGTATCTTCGGTTATTATAGGCATACTAATATAATCAAAAGTGTTTGAATCATTGGGTATATCCGAAGCATTTAAACTAATATTTGGATAATTATAATATATTTCGTGGACACTCATCTTGTTTAAACTATATAATAGAATGATATAGTTTAATTTCTATGTAACCACTATTTCTAAATTTGACTGGGTAGATACCGAAACAAATTGTTTTCATAAATGGTTGCGCTGAATGTATCATTGTATCCTTCCGCATACACTACATCACCATTGTAAATCACATCACAACCGTATTCGCCGGTGCAACTTTTTCCATTGACACTTACAGGTAATTTTGTGCTTATATTACCGGTATTGGATAAAGTATAATATTGCCAATTGTCTCTTCCAGTCATTAACCGACGTCCCATCAATGGAAGAATCATATCATTGTTTCCAGACCGTGTTAGAATACCCACTTGTTGATAATCCATACCTGTTCCTCTTGTTTCAATATTGACAGGAATACCACCGCGTATATCACCTGAATTGGATGTATGAAAATAACCATTGTCTTTTAATGGTGGTTTGTATGGATCACCTAAAATATCATTTGACATATTGGGCGGTGAAATAATTACAGTGGAAGTCTCTTTGTTCGTGGGTTGTGATATTCTCAATGTATGTGTATATAAAATATATCCCATTAAACACAGTATTAATATAAGCAAAACGATAGTCATATTTTCAATACATAAAACGCCAGGAGGACATTTTTTTGCCATCTTTATACAATAATCGTATATTTTATGTCATCGCAAACGCAATCTGCATGAAACCATTTACCATTTTCATAAGACCCCCAGTTGTCATAGGAAGTATAGGGTCAATCAAATCATTTGCGAGTTCGGTTGTTTTCTTGATAAATGCTCCCGTTTTCAATCGTTTACAATTATAACACTTTTCGCGGATGGACTTTGAATAATGAATAAGATGAAAGCCAATATAATCAATTGACAAGCGGTCTAAATATTCTAATTTGTTCCATATCGTTCTTTCCATGTTATATCCACCCATTCCAAGTTTATCTAAAATATAAAACATAATTGCAGGAATTAAGTAAAATAATTTACCAACCACATCCAGAATGTAAAAAATGATACACGATGTAAAATTTTTCATCAATTTCAATCCACAAAAGAAATTGGTTACACTAAACAACATGATTGCTTGGACTAATACTGCAATATCTATACCTAAATACATTAGTCCCATCGGCATCTCAACCACCTCTTGAAGCACACCTTCTACTATGAGTAATAGACCTGCGCCCACTTTATCGAATCGTAGTACTAATTTCACTATCATTACAGGCAACATCATCAATTGCCCGATTGCTTTGAATATTTTGCCAAACACCATTTTTTAAATAGTAATATATTGTCTTCTATAATACTATTTGATTTTTTTATGCTTTCTTTTTGTTATATTTGTCAAATTTTGTCACAAATGCTTCTGCCTTTGCCAACATTGGTTCCATTTGTTGTAAATTTTTTAGGAATTGTTTCTGTTCGTCCATATTGGACATTAAATTTTTGTACGTTTCTTCGAATTCAGGTAATTCTTTTTTTATAGCAATCATTTCTTTGCTCATGTCATCTTTCGTTTCATCGGTGATTTCATTCGAATTTTTATCATCTGTGCTTGGTATATCATCTTTGGTTTGTTCTCCTTCGAAATTTTCGGGTGTGCTATTTTTTATTCCAACCCGCAGTAATGATGTTATACATAATGCAATCACCATAACAACAATCATATTTTTACTGAAAAACGTGGTTAGGAAACCAATTAATATAAATATGACTAAAGATAACATATCGGAATTGTTTACAAACATACTTACTTGAATGATAGACAACAAAACCAAGAAGTATAATATAAACTGGTTTTGAAGTAGGGGTTTTAATGTATAATTCATTTTTAAAAATTTAGGTAAAGAGAATGTAGAACGCATTATATACTATATTATGAAAAAAAATAACAATTATCTATATCTTTTTATTCTATTTTCAAATTAGTTGTCACATTGTAAATCTTGAAGGGTGTATTATTCTATGTTCGTTTCCATTCGTCGTCTACTAATCCATATAGTTTACATTTTTCAAAATCCCACCACAAATCGTGTTTCAATATTTCACTAAGTTGTTTCTTAGGAATAGACGCATTATTTTTGTATATTTCTTTTATTTTGTCCATACAAATTTTATTGTTTTCAAATTCATCTTCTAACTCTGCCATTTTTCCCCAAGCCCCCCCGGCAGACAATTGATGAATCAGCATATATGCGTTCGGTCGCATATACCGTTTTACACCAACAACACTCATTAATGTCCCCGCTGATGCAGTTGACCCTTCAATCACGGTATGAACTGGGACTTTACACGATTGTATCGCATCTATCGCAGTCATCGCATCAAATAATGACCCTCCAAATGAATTGATATGCAAATAAATTGGAATTTCATCCACGCATAGTTTATGTGCGTGGATAATATTTTCTAATTCACACTTACGTAAATGTTCGATCATCTCAAATATGCTTCCCCTATCGACTTCCGCGTGAAAGTAGATATGATTATTTTCTCGCGTAATTTTGCGAGTTGAATTATCCATATCTTCATCTTCGTCTTCACATTCGTCATTTTTAATTCTAATATTTGACAACTTGGATTGCTGACGGGTTGATATATTTTTTGGAGCGTATTTGAACATGTTTCAAACTATAGTTTACATAATATAATAATAACAATATTTATCAATTTTTATGTAGTCGATGAGTGTTCCGCTTATACATAAGAATAAACCACGTCAGTTTTGTAATTTACAAGTGTATTTACAAAATATACAATTGTAAAAACAAATTAAAATCTATTGTCTATATTATTTAGAGACAAAATGACTGAAACCACCCAATTCGTAGAACCACTGCTTAAACCCGACGAGAATAGATATGTAATGTTTCCCATACAGCACAGTGACATATGGGATATGTATAAAAGGTCCATTGATTCTTTTTGGCATACCGGCGAAATTTCATTAGCACAAGATTTAAATGATTGGAATGGACTAACTGATGATGAGCGAAACTTTATAAAAATGATATTGGCATTCTTTTCAAGTAGTGATGCGCTTGTTATGGATAACCTAGGAACGCGGTTTATGAATGAGGTTCAACCATCTGAAGCGCGTGCGTTTTATGCGTTTCAAATCGCAATCGAAACAATCCATTCTGAAATGTATAGTTTGTTGATTGATACATACATTAAAGATAATAATGAAAAAAATAAGCTATTTCAAGCCACTCAAAATTACCCTTGTATTCAAAAAAAATTCAATTGGGCTGAAAAGTGGTTGGATGATAAACGCAGTAGTTTTGCAACACGTCTTATTGCGTTCGCAGTGGTTGAAGGAATATTCTTTTCATCTTCATTTGCGGCTATTTATTGGATTAAAAAACGCGGTCTTATGCCGGGTCTTACATTCTCGAATGAACTTATTTCGCGTGACGAAGCCCTCCATACTGAATTCGCAATCCTACTATATTCTAAAATAGAAAAGAAGGTTTCTAAAAAGAGAGTATATGACATTATAAAGGACGCCGTCGAAATCGAAAAAGAATTTATAACAGTGGCTATCCCTTGTCGTATGATTGGTATGAATTCAAAATTGATGATTCAATATATCGAATTTGTTGCTGATAGACTATGTTTACAGTTAGGATATGATAAAATTTACAATTCACATAACCCCTTTGATTTTATGGAACTTATTAGTGTTGAAACGAAGGTGAATTTCTTTGAGCGCACTAATTCAGAATACGCACTTGCGAATAAAACCGTGGATAAAGATGTATTTGAAATGAGTTTGGATTTTTAGAATTCGATTACACGATACATATTCGTTGAATAAATTTGTAAAAGTATTTCCTTTACAAATTTATGATAAACTACTCTTCATCTACGTGTTTCGCATTGTAGATGGGTAGTGTTCTTGCGCTCGAATCATTCGCATCAATATACTTGGGCATCCAGAAATAAGGTACTATTTCACCATATCCACTGTAGTGTTTTTCAAATAATTGACGATAGTAGAATTGCTCGGTAGTTCTTGGCAACAAGTGTCCTCTCAATTTATTCATTCCCGGATACATTTGTAAGACATCACTTGGTATTGTGTCATTATCATCTTCAATATTATCAAATGAATTTTGTTCCAATAACGGGTTTATCATCTTTTTAGTATGTTCTTGTATAATTTCATACAGAGACCGAGTTTGTTTTGATACACCATCACTAAACGCTTCTTTGCGTCTATATAATACCTCTTCTGGTAATATTTGTTTTCCATCTTCCGTTTTATAATGTCGTTCTGAAAACGCAGTTCTAACCAAATATTTCTCCATATTATCTGTTCCTCCGTGAAAACGAATATCATGCGGGAGAGACAAATAGAAATCGACCCATGCTCGATCCAAAAAGGGTGTGCGGGGTTCCAATCCGTGCGATGAGATTGATTTGTCTGAGCGTAATACGTCGAATGTATGAATATCCTTTAATAAACGTCGGCACTCTCTGTCGAATTCAATACTACAAGGCGCATATTTTGCGTATAAGTATCCACCCATTAGTTCATCTGCGCCGTCACCGTTGAATATTACTTTTGCTTCACTATGTTCTGAAATATATTTACCAATTAACCAATTACCAATACTCGCGCGAACGGTGGTTGTATCATAACTTTCTATACTTTCAATAACATCGGGTATCGCATCAAGAAATGCTTGTTCTGTCAATACTATTTCAGTGTGATTTGTTCCCAGATACTCAGCAACAATCTTTGCGTTTTTTAGATCTTCCGAACCGTCCAGTCCAATACTGTATGTTTCTAATTTTGGAAGATTATGTTTTGTATGGTACTCATTCACAAGTGCGGTTATTAAACTACTATCCAGACCACCAGACAACAAACACGCAATTGGACGTTCTGTACTTACACACCGTTTTTCAACAGCACTTTTCAAATAAGACTGTATTTGGGGAATAATATAACCCACATTTGAATTATTGTTATATAAACAACTTCGAAATCCCGGCAAATGGTATCGTGTTTTTTGTGTCAACGTCCAATTTGATGGTTTATCACACGGAATCGAAAATACATTGTATGTTCCCGGAACGAATTGTTCTATAGTAAAATGCGGATGTTTCCTAGTAGAAGACGGATGTTCAAATTTCCAGATATCATTTTTAATTCCATTTTCAATATTTAATCGCTTATTAATATTGCAAAGAACCTTTAATTCACTCGCAAATCCGTAAATATTATCCACGTTTTTTTTGGTTGACTCAAACATTGGTTTCATTATATACAATGGACGCACACCATATGGATCACGCGCAACATATAATTTTGCGTCATTGCCAGGGTTTGTATTATCCAATAAACAAAACGCAAATACTCCGTCCAGCATTTGTAATGTTTGGTCTATTCCATATTTTAGATATAAATGAATAATTACTTCACAATCAGAATCAGTATCTGGAAACACATCTTCCATCATTTCATATAATTCTTTATAATTATATATTTCTCCATTACAAATTAACGTAATATTATTATATTGTATTGGTTGGTGTGAAATATCATTTAGTCCATTAATCGCAAGACGATGAAATCCAAAGTCAAGACCCACCATTACCCGTGACAATTTAGAAAATTCTGGTCCTCTCTTTTTACCGATCATATATTCTTCTTCAATATAACTCGGCGAAAGACGGATTCCATCATTATTTAATAATGCAAAAATGCCACACATATCTTATCTAATATAATAGTATTGACTACCCTTTATGTTTTCTAAAATATACACTTTTTATTCGTTCATCAAAAAAGTAAAAAAACCTCTACATAATATATACATTCGAAATGAATATTATTGATAATATCCCTACAAAACGGGTATATAGTGAAATTAATTTGATGGTCGATGATATTGGTACATACAACAAAACAGAAGGTGTAGGTTCTCAATATACTGAAACTATATCTCCTATTGATAGTGTTATTATTAAAAAAGACGATATCAAACCTCACTATATAAGTGTTTCAAATAACAGTGACGAAACCGATGCTACTAGCGAAACCGATGCTACTAGCGAAACCGATGCTACTAGCGAAACCGATGCTACTAGCGAAACCGAAGTATGGTTTGATTCAAATAGTTCTTTAACTACACGTATATATATTAGTTCTGTAGCGGTTGTTGGTCTGTTTGTTTTTTATCGAGTTCTCTATAAGTTCAAATAAATTTGTTTTTGATTGAATAACTAACTGTATTATTCAATCAAATATATTGTTTGTCGTTACATCTTAACACGTTTGTATAATTCAAGGGCTACTAAGCCACCGAATATTTGTGCTAAACAGTATGGAACTATCTCAGCAGTTGGTAATTTGCCAGCAGATGCCATTACAATAGATACAGCGGGGTTTATATGCCCACCCGATATATTACCAGTTATCAGGATTACTAGGGCGAGAGACGCACCAATTGCGATTGGATTTCCTGTTGCAAGAATAACATATACGAAAAATGTCGCTCCTAAAAACTCAGCTAAATAGTTTGTATACATTCTATACATATAAGTTACATTTTTTTGTTTTTGTGTTCTCTTAAAATGGCGTTAATGGGTTTATTTTACTTGCGTTTTTTTTCGCAGGTGCTACAGCTCCACCAGACCTCACACGCCGTATCGCGTCATTCGTTGTATTTACATCTTTGTATGTAGTAAAAGACAGGGGTGTCCCGTTTTCAGTATTTGTTCCTTTTCCAACCGCAATGGTTCTCTTTCTTCTTGAAACATCCGATGCGTCCCTAGACCCACCCATCCATTTTTTTCCTTGGACGATTGGTTCAGTTTCTACATATGTCTTACGACTCATTTGAAACTGACTTTCATTGGAACTTGTACTATCTTTTTGTGGCATAGCACCTGCGACACTTAATGCACCATTATTTATATTTTGAATACTAAACATTTTCTTAAACATCTGTAACTATTGGGTATACATTATTTACAGATTTATTTTACCGATAGGTTATGCATTATTTAACGTCGAACACGCATTAAGTCAACATACGAGGCATTTGACTCGTCTCCACCATTTGCTACATCATTGTAGTTACGAACGGTCGATTGTTGTTTTTTGAAACGGATATAATCTGAAGAATCGGAAACAAATTTAGGATTACACGATGCAGCATCAACACCTGTACCATCGCAACTTGATATGATAGACCCAATACGCCCCTTCATTCCAGGTTTACTCGCATTCACTTGGTTCGGTCCCCCACATACATAGTTTTGACGAGAAAGATAATCACCTAAATTATTCACCGCTCTAAATGGTGTTATAACGCGTGCGTGTCCATTTATACTATCTTGCGCGTTTTCATTGTTCCAACCTTTACGTAATACACTTCTTGATGTTGCTTCTTCGCCCGATTTATAACTTGTAATTGTTTGCTTTGCTGAATATCCATTATAAGGACCACCTAATACTGAACTACTCATTTTATTAATCTATATCATATAACAATATTTTTATAATCTCTAAATCATAATATCATATTAGATTGTCATTTCGTGTATTCGTTGATATTATTTTGTAACCATATAATAGTTTATTATCATGGTCGAAGAGAACCTTATAGAAAATAATAACGAGAATAACAAAGCGAATTTTAATATTCACAACAACAATGAAACAGTCGATACTGAAACCGGTGCAAAAAACGAAACAACCGATGCTGAATCGACCGCACAAATCGAATCAAACGATACTGAATCCGGTGCAAAAAACGAATATCTTAATAAATTAACACTCGAACTGTTTATGAATAAAAATACGTATCAAAAGTATATTTCGCAAACGAATCCAGAACTAAACAACAAATTAAGAGAACATTACGATTCCATTACCAAATATAAAACACGTATTTTAAAATTAACGAATGAACTTCTTGATGATACGTCCTTGCGAATAACTACAGATGTCAACGAAACGTTTAATGATTATGTAAAATGTTTGGTATCCCATTTCAAAATGAAGGAGTTCGATAACAGTGATTCATATGAAAAAGACCCAGACACATTATTTGGAACCATAGAAGATAACGATATACAAGAAAACAATAGTAGCAAGACAGAAGACGATACAGAAGAAGCTATACCCTCCTCATTTAGCGTAGCACAGCATAATTTATGGGGTGGAAAACGAGTTGTGAGAAAAAATGTATAATAAATATATAATGGTGAAACACACACAAAAAAGAAAACAAAAACAAAAAAAACGCAATGCAAAAAATAAAACGTTCAAACTACCTACCATTGAAATAAATGAGAACTCGAAATGTGCTCCATTGGTAGATGGAAAAACACCAGTAAAAGGAAGTTGCTTAACAACGGATTCACTACTATTATTAAAAGAGTCTTATAATAAACAATACCAAAATAGTAAGATTATGTCAGTCGAACCAGTCCAGATTTGGAATGATATGAAACTACGAATGAAAAACTGTACAAAAGAAGATTGTTGGCTAAATGTGTTAACTGATAGCAAGTTGCAAACCAAATTAAATAAATATTTATTTCGACCAAAAAAATCGGAACACATGTCATCGCGAAAACGCGGTTGGTTGTCTTCACGAGATATACGTGATGTTCTCCAACAATACGAACATACTTATCCTACTTTCAAATTACTTGGTCCCACAGCGATAGATTTTGATTTCAAACCATCTGCATATGGAGGTTCTTGTGTTGACGATGAACTGTGTTTGTTTCAAATTAGTAAACATATTGAAGAGGGTAAAACAAAATTTGGTATGGTATTTAATTTAGACAAACATACCGGTCCCGGAACTCATTGGACTTCCTTGTTTTTAGATATACAAGATGAATTTATTTTTTATTTTGACAGCAATGCGGATGATACTCCAAACGAAATAAACACATTGGTCAAGCGTATAAAACAACAGTGCATGAAATTGCCACAACCTATAAAACTAAAAACTTATTTCAATGGGATAGAACATCAATTGGTTGATGGCGAATGTGGGATATATGCGTTGTTTTTTAATATTACCATGCTTACTAATAAAGTTGGAACCGAAGTCTTCTCTAATCCATTAGAAAAAATAAATTTGTTTTTGAAACAACGTATATCCGACGATTATATGTCGTCGTTCCGGAACATTTATTTTAATGATATATCGTAACTTTTATTTTATCATCTTATTACAACGATAAAATAAATATATAAAATGCCTGATTCTGAAGAAAAAAAAGAGCTTCTATTTGGAAAAGTTTTAATGGGAACAGGAGGTCCAATCTTTAAATTACCAAAACAGTCTATACAAAAACCAGTAATTGCGTTTTTGAAGGAATTGAAAAAAACTACTTCACAATACATTAATAACGAATATATATCAAAAAATGATTTTTTTGAAATGAAAAGAAAAGAATATAACGAACAAAAGGCTCCAGAAAAAACAATTGGCGATGTACCAGCATATAAAAGGCATTTAAAAGAAACTGATGACAATCAATATAATCAAATGTTGGAAGAATATAGAGAATACAATAAAAAAGTAAAAGATGCAAAAGAAAATCGACCATTTAAAAACAAATCATTTAACCTAATTTTGCAAAAAGAAGGAGGTAGTAAAAATAACAACCGTAAAACAAAACAGAATAACCGTAAAACAAAACAGAATAACCGTAAAACAAAAAAAACAAAAAAAAACAAAAAATGATATAAACATTTCGTTTGAATAATTATATCATTCATATATGTCATTATTCGTACATCCTGAAAATCAACAACTACTATGGAATATTGTGAATTCAAATGTATATGTAAACCAATTTTTTGTTACAAATCCCACTGTAAAAAAAGAGGAATGGTTTAAACAAATGATAGAATATTTCTATAAGAAACTCGACCAAAAGGAGATAACCTACGATGAACTGAATGTATTGAATAAGGACGCTCTTACATATATGGTTCAAAATATACACACTTCGTCGCCCGCATTTAGTCCATCTGTACGTAATATAGAACCACAATTTCAGGCACCTACATCATATCCTAATAATAATATTGAAACGCCACCTATTGTTGCTAATACACGAGAACAACAATATACAAACGATTTCAAATCACGAGAACAAGAATACACATCAATGATTGAAAAGAAAGTACCGACCGACATTGATTTCAGTGAAAAAATAGATGAAGAACCAATACAGAATATAGACGAATTGTTACAACAACAAATGAAAGAACGAGACTCCTATTTACAGCAATATAATGGTCCGCCAATAAATCCAACGAATGACGTGTCACCTATAAAAATCGATAAAACGACGAATGTTATATTGGAAACTGATACTCTGCAACCATCTAATGATAAAAAGGTGTCGTGGCAAGAAGATAAAGTGTCAAATGTAATCGACCGTACGCTGGATGTATTACAAACTGATGACCACATTGATTCCCCGCAACAGACAATTCACCCTGAGTTAACCATTTTACAAAACCAAATGAATACTTTGATAGAACAAGTAAATCAGCTGCGTTCTATCATTGTTCTACATAATCAACAAACGGTTCCTTTAAAAAATAAAGTGGATATCGTCAAAGAAAAAATTGCAGAGGTTGGTAATCGTAGCAATCCCGCATTGACACCGATAGTTGAGAATGAAGTATTGTTAGAAACAGTTGAAAGTGATTCAGAATAAAAAATGGAAGTATACCATCAAACAATTGATGCGCGTAATAAACTTACACTACTATAATGTTCCTTCTTATATGCTCTAAAAAAATTATCGGATACATTTCCGTCAAATTGTCTCTTTACACAACTGTTCTTATCTGATAAAGAAGGTTCATAATTTTCATATGTTTTACACATTTGAACATTTAAAACGGCCGGCTTTCTAATATTTAGGGATTAACAGATATTGTTAATTTAAAAAAATTGATTTAAAAAAAAAATTGATATTAACAATATATAACGAAAATGGTTAAATATTCTTGCGAACGATGTGGAAAGGAATTTTGTCAAAAATCTCACTATGATTCTCACAATAGACGCAAAACGCCTTGTGAAAATAATGCTGATAAAATTAAGGCACTTGTAGATAAAGCAGTTGAAGAAAAATTAAAAGAATTAAATAATAATAAATTGATTGTTGAAAATGAAGAAGTAATTGTAAATACAGACACAATGGAACATCAACAACCAAAAGAAGTTAAAATTGTGAATCCTAAACTTAGAGTTGCTTCTATGTTTGCTGGGTGTGGAGGATTAGATTTTGCATTTCATAAACAAACAGATAGATACAATGTTGTATATGTTAATGATTTTGATAAAGATTCTTGTAATACCTATGAAAAATATTATAAATTTAAATCAATCTGTGAAGATATAACAAAAATAGAAACTATTCCAGATTGTGATATACTTACAGGTGGATTTCCATGTCAAGGATTCTCGGTAGCAAATTTATATAGAAAAGAAACGGATAATAGAAATAAACTTTATTTAGAACTAGTCAGATTATTGAAAATAAAAAAACCTAAATATTTCATATTTGAAAATGTTAAAGGCATATTAGGTTTAGGTGGTTATGAAAATAATTTAGATAAGAAAAATCATAGAGGAAAGATATTTAAAATGATAGTTTCAGATTTAGAGAAATGTGGTTATCAAGTAAATACAAAATTGTTTAAAGTAAAATGGTATGATATACCTCAAAATAGAGAAAGAGTTATCTTCATAGGAACTCGTAATGATATTTCTGAAAAAATTAATTTTGAATGGCCCGTTGAAAAACAAGAAATTACAAAAACATTAAAAGATGCGATTGGTGATTTACCGATTGAATACAATGAAGAAATTCAACATATCGGAACAAAACATAAAGTAAAACTTACAGGTTATATGGGAAATAGAAAATTAGATTGGAATAAAATATCTCCTACTATTACAGGAAGAGGAGGAGGAGGAGGAGGACCAGTTATAAATGTTCATCCAAGTGAAAAAAGACGAATGACGGTTAGAGAATATGCTAGAATTCAAACATTTCCAGATGACTTTATGTTTGAAGGTTGTATATCATCAATGTATAGACAAATAGGGAATGCAGTTCCTCCAAAGTTCTCATTTATTCTATCTAATTTAATACACGAATTAAACAGTCAATTATAATTTATTCTAGGAGCTCCACGGGTGATCCTTGGACAAGATAATTTATTTACATCTTTCACAATTAACCATCCTTGTTTTTCATCAACTATAATTAATGTCATTATGGTTGCTTCTTTACGAACACATTCATTCAACATATATTGTAAAGATTTATCACCTAAACTATTAACAATATCATTAATATATTCGGATTCTAAGCTTTCATATTCTTTTTCTGATTTGTGTTTTTTTAGTTCATTGAATAATTCATTTAATTTTTGTAGATTAGTCTTTGATAATTCGAATCTATCAGTACCACAAATTATAGTAGTTCTTAATTTTTTTATAAATTGTTAAATTATATTATAATGCCTACACATAAAAGTAGTGATTATAAATTATCAGCAGTTACACCCTTGGTAATTTAAAACGGAACAAAATGTCCGTAAAAAATAAAAATTAACAAGGTTGTAATGGTGAATCGCACACCTTTGGTCGCTTATCGCTCTTGCGAGGTATAACGCCAATTTTTGCTGGTTTGAAACATGCTGGTCTTTCTTCTCCTCTATACTGATTGAGAAGTAATCCTAATATGTTCTTTGAAGCGTTGATGTCCCTATCCAGACAGCTGCGCAACATCTGGAAAATGTAAAAAATGATATGTAACAAAAATGAAATAAACGCAACTACTTGTTCTTACACAATATGGAATTGTTTAAAAATACATTATACATCAATCTACACGAAAGGACTGACCGAAAAGAGCATGTGGAAAAGGAACTTGAAAAAATGAATATTCAAGGAGAACGCGTGGAAGCAATACGAAATGATGTCGGTGCGATTGGATGTTCTCTAAGTCATATTAAATGTTTAGAAATAGCGAAAGAACGCGACTATGACCACGTATTCATATGTGAAGACGATATATCTTTTCAAGATCCCGAATTATTTAAAGGAAATCTAAACAAGTTTTATAAAAACAATCAAATTAATTGGGACGTCTTAGTAGTGGGCGGAAATACAGTTCCACCATATCATCAATCGTATGATTATTGTATCCGCATATTAAATTCACAAACAACAACTGGATACGTATTGAAAAGAAACATGTATGATATTTTTATTAGAAACTTCAAAGAAAGTGTTGAAAAGTTAATTCGAGAACCCACCAAAACGAAATTATATAGTTTGGATATTTATTGGAAAAAGATGCAGCCACAGTATTTTTGGTATATGATTATACCACCTACAGTATTCCAATATGAAAGTTATAGCGATATTGAGAAACGGGTTGTTAATTACAAACCACTTATGTTGGATATGGAGAAAAAATGGTTGCGTCGATAATTATCCGTTGGTCAGATGTAAAAAACTGGATAACACGGTTTGGTTTTTTTCTTGATTTTTCATCGTTTGTAAGTTTGATTCATATTCTTTATGCATAATGCGTTGTTTGTGTTGTTCTTCATTATTAGATAAATATTGTTCCGCTTTATGTTTCTCAATTGGTGTTACATTTTGAGAACCACGATCACGCATAAACTGGTCGACTGATGAATATTGTTTTACTTTGTTTATATCTTTCTCACTAACAGAAAAAATGGTTTGGTCTTTATGCACTTTACGCAAATCATCATATTTTAATTTTTCAAATGGATCACAATATACATACTCGTCATCATTATCGTCGTAAATATTCGTGCCACTTCTATTATTCACAATAAGGTTCTCGACACCTCTGTAACGAACTAAGCCTTGTTGTTTATCTTTCATAGTATCAAATACTTGCGACATATTACTTTGATTCACATTCTGTTCCGTTGTCAATGTCGAATCATCATTTTTAAACCAATCGTTTTTAGTTTCATCTATTTTATTTACCATGTTATCATTAAATAATTTATTGAATTTTGTATTGAATTCTGTTTTAGACATATCATTGATGGTTGACTTTATTTGATTCGTTGTAGTATCATTATTTTCGTTGTTTGAAGGAGTATATACACTGTTCTCCGCATCTACTTTTTGATTTTGTTTATTCTGATTATTATAAAATGTAATTAAAATATCAAACGCTTTTTTATAAAATAAGAAATATTCTGATGGCAATTTTGATTTATCGGGATGTGTCTGTATAAGTTGTTTTTTCGCTCGTTTTATGTCGTCTATCGAAATATTATATGTGAGATTGAACAACTCTAAAATGTCTTTCAACGAATACATATGAATATCTAAATTATGTGATTTGGTTGTCATAAACAATATATTGTATTGAAAAGAATATGTTTTATATATTTTTATCGTAAAAGGGATAAAAATATATTATCATTATATTTTACTACCATGCCTCGTGATATTATCACCGAAATTCGTGATCGTAAACACTTTACAGAGTTACTATTAGCGAATCCTGGACTATTAATTATAAAATTTGGTGCCGAATGGTGTAATCCGTGTAAATTAATTGAAGATGATGTAAAAAAAGCATTTGATACCATGCCAGATAACGTCCAATGTGCTATTATCGATATTGATAATAACTTTGACGTCTATGCTTACTTGAAAACAAAAAGAATGATTTCGGGTATTCCGGCTATACTATGTTATTCCGATGATAATACTGATTTTTGTCCGAATGAATTTCATTCCGGAAGTGATAAAACCAAATTGAAAGAATTTTTTAATCGTTGTATGAAGTTACTTTAGTTTATGAACGTTGTTTTTTCGTTTGTTTTTTTCGTCTGTGTGCTTTACCACCGAAAATCTTATTATCTGTTTTTTCTATACTACTTTCAATCGGTTTCTCGTCAGTAGAACCAGTCAAGTTTGAGAGAAATGATGGTTCTTCTTTTGGTTTCTCGTCAGTAGAACCAGTCAAGTTTGAGAGAAATGATGGTTCTTCTTTTGGTTTCTCGTCAGTAGAACCAGTCAAGTTTGAGAGAAATGATGGTTCTTCTTTTGGTTTCTCGTCAATAGAACCGGTCAAGTTTGAGAGAAATGATGGTTCTTCTTTTGGTTTCTCGTCAATAGAACCGGTCAAGTTTGAGAGAAATGATGGTTCTTCTTTTTCTTCTTCGTTTACATCAGATTCTTGATTATATGTAGAATATGCAAGCACCGATGACAATATTGTAATTAATACATAATCTATAGGAGGTATTTGGTTTTCATACATAATATAAATGTTACTTTATATATTATGTATATTATTTTCCCTAAACTTTCATCTGTTTTTGTGTAAATTCATACTTTTCATTCCAAATTTGCTTTGTTTCATCATTCAGAACACTATTATTATGTCGCTCATATTGTTCGGGACTTTCATAAAAGAAAATTAATGGCGTATTTATTTTATCAAACCGACAACTTGTATCGATTACCTTAAAATATAAATTTTCGTGTATACTACCTACAGAAACATCCTCATAATACCCAGTTATCGCATTTCTAATTTTAGTACCAGGCATCATACAAGTAGAATAAAATTCTTGCTTTACCTTCTTCTTTTTACTACGAAACGATATCTTATGATATCCTGGGTCACTATTTTTATAGTTTTTTCGCTTGGAATAAATATTGGGATTTACTACTTTGTTGCTCATTTCACTTGACGAATCACTTTCATATGATTCATCCGCAAGAGAATAAGTTTCGCACGCCTCGCCATCGTAGTTATTAACCATTTTAATAGTTTACTATTTAAAATACAATCGTCTGGCTGTAGTATATCATATAATACCCACCACTCTCTATATTATTTACAATGTGTTATTTCAACAAATAATATTTGTGTATAATGTATAGAGTAATATGTCGTCAGAAAAAGAATACCGATATTTGACTGAAAACCAGTTAACAAAAAACTTTTATACGAATCGTTCCATCGAAGACGAATATACAATTCATATATGTTTAGTTACTTTAATTGATGACACAGTAAATCCATTCTTGAAATTTCTATTTCAAAATAACAATTCACAATATATTTTACCTTCATTTAAACTCCAAAATAATGTATTAGTTACCGAACCAAGTATGATTGGAGGTAATGATACAGATGAGGATGAGGATGAGGAGAATAATACTATACAACCAATCGATGAAGAAGAAGAAGAAGAAGAAGAAGATGTGTTTTTTAACACGTGTAGAGAACATATACACGCCATCACCGGAATAGACAAAGACAAAGCCGATAATTTATATAGAGGATTTGTTGAAAATGAAAATCATATACTAGTTATATTTGACTTGACAGTTGAAAATCTAAATATACACATAGATAACAAATATGATTGGGGCATTGTAAATGAAATTATAACAAATTCTATAAAAAACGTTCCTCTTTCAGAAACTATATATACACTTTTTACTAAAAATCAACACATATTACATATATACGATGATAATGATGACCATATCGAAACACCCATTATTGGATATATATGTCAAGGTGAATATGAAAATTTATCTAATATTTATTCAAATGAAACCGATGATACACAAGACAATAGTTTCATTCTTATGGTAGAAAATGTTACACATCCATTATTAGGTGAAGTATACTTGTTCTCTATGAACCCAATAAATAATGTATTTGATAATATCAAAAGATATGTCGTATTTAATAAAAACGCGGTATACGTACTGCAACCTGAATTGCAAGAAGAATATATGTCTTTCATTGTAAACGAACCAGTAGTATTTTTTAACCGTAACACCCAAACTTATTGTAGTTCACTAAACCCGAATTTTATATGTGAAATATAATTACACTTCTTCAATAGCAGTATATTCTGCTATAAATCTCATTAGATGGACGTTATCGATTTGGTCATCTAAATTGTCAAAGAGTTCATCATGAGTTGGTTTTCTATTATATGTATCGATGTATCGATCTATGTATATCGTTATTTCTTCTACTGACTTGGTATATTTTCTTTCATTTTCTTTATTGATTCGGATTTGTCTTTCGACCTCACTATTTTTGGCATCGATAATTATTTTTCGTGCACTGGTTTGTCTTACAATCTCTTCGCGTTTTTCAGTTAATTCCATTTGCTGATGGAGAATATAGTTATCTTTCTCGCGCATCGCAGCGTCTTGAGCACTATCAACCACATCTAATATTTCATCGTACCATTTATTTCGCGACTCATCCAAACTGACTATTGTATCACATATATCTGGTTTTCTTAATTTATCAAAACGTGAACGTTTGTCAGTTCCGGGTTTTCCACTAAATTTACCATTAAATTCGCTTATAACCTTATCACTAATAGGTGGACTGGTTTCCATCAATCTATCATATTCTTGTCTACATATTTTTATAAAATTTCCGGCATTTTCTCTTTCGATTGGTTTCTTTGTCAGTTCGATTTTTATATTTCTTGCGAATTTATCCCACGATATTGCTGAAACACGATGAGCCTCATTCAATTCAGATATTTTCAAATACTGTTGCACTGTTCCTAAAATACCTACCACCAGATTTATTGAACCGATCACAGCTGGGGCAAGAGGCTTTACTGTATCAGGTAAAGTAGCCTGGGCAAACGATGCGGTTCCACTTATAGTAGAAAGAATAATCGCTGGTATTGTAAACCACGCATGCCAAGTAGCATATTTCCCGTGTGAACGTAAATTCAACCATTTATAACATTGGGCTACATCACACCACTCTACCAGTATTTGTTCGTTATCGATAGACCACTCGATTTTGATTTCATCCTTTTTTATCAACTTATCATCGGGTTTATCGGGGTTTATTTTGTCTATTTTTGTATTGACAGTTTGTGCTAAATTCTCATTTTTTTCGTCATTCATATGGATAGGATATATATTATCTATTGAAATAAAATTGTAATCACAAAATCACAATTGTATTATTAGTTTCATTATATTTTACTCGTTACTCGGGTTACGTATTGTGTGTATTCGAAAATCATTATTATCGTCGCTAAATGTTTCATTCGTTTTGTTCGACTCACCGTTATCTGACTCACCGTTATCTGACTCATCCTGATTTTGAATCACCACATCATCCTGATTTTGAATCACCACATCATCCTTCTCTGTTGTTTCAAGTGTATCACCGGTTTCGTCCATGGAATAAAATTCATTCATTGGTTCAGAATCATCAATGTCATCAATCGATGACATGAAATTTACATTAATATTTTCTTCAACCTCTGCATCAAATTCTTGCAGTTTTGTTAAAAGGCGCGTGAATTGTTTCTTTTGTGAAACATGAAAAAAAGATATATAATTCACATACAATGTTATTTGTTGTTTTAAAATCATGTTCTCAAAGTCCAATGTATTTAAAAAATTAGATACAGAGAACCCGCCGCGATTTTTATCATTATAGTTTGTTATCTTCTCACACGTATTCTCGTACTTCATTTCTAAATGGTTCACAAATTGTAAAGTCATATTATGTATACTTGATATGTCTTCGTTTGAATACTCATGACTTGTATCCAAATCCTTATAAATAGGGAAACTTTTATATTCTAGTTCGTCTCCATTCAAGTCTGCAGAATTATCTTTAATGTATGTAGATACCAAATTATAAAGTTTGTAATAGTCGCAATACATACGGTTAGATAACAGCGTTCGGAATT